TCACCGGCGCACCACCCAGCGGCGCGGTCCTCCTGCCGGCAAGCTGTTCATTGGGATCGACCCCGGGCACAGGCAGAGCCGTCAGCCCCGCCGTCGGTGCAGCAGGTTCCGCGGCACCCGCGGTGTACACGGCGGTCTCGTCACCACCGTCACCATCCTCTTCGTCGTCGTCACCGAGGTCGACGTCGCCGCCGTCCTGCAGCCCGGGCACCGCCATCTTCCCGACCACCTTGGGGTAGGACTTGGGATCGCCTTTGTACCTAAAGCCATAGAGCGGCTCGCCGTCGTCGGTCTTGCCGACACGCTGCACATCGGTCTTGGTCTTGGGATCCGAGAGCATCATCAGGAACGGCGCCGCCTTCATCGCCAGGCCCGCCACACTCGCTATCGTCCCCGCCGTACTGTTGTCCTGCTGCTGCCCCTTCTGCTGCGCCATCATCTGGCGCTGGCGCTCCGCGTCCATCATCTTCTGCATGCGCTGTTCTTCGGTGGCGTAGGGATGCTGCGACGGCAGCTGGAGCCCACCAATGTCAAAGCTCGGCTGGGACTCGTCCTGCTGATCGTCATCGCCCAAGCCACCGCCACCGTACGCATAGTGTGGCACCAGCCCACCGCGCGCCCTGCGGAAGTTCAGGATGATCGGGCCGCCATTCGCCCGCCGCCCAACGGGCACCAGCCCACCGCGTGCCCGAGGCACTACGCCACCGCGCTTGCCGCCGAACAGCTTCCCGCCCAGGCCGATCAGAGAGGACGCGATGCTCACGCCCTGCTGCAGATCGCTCGGCTGCGGCGGGGTGGTGTAGCCCTGTGAGAACGAGCCCATCAGCGGGCCGAAACTACCGAGCGCCGAGCCGTACCAGTTCTGCAGCTGGAACGGATAAGCCCCCTTCATCATCGCGTTCTGCTGCGCGATATCGAGCTCGCGCTGCGACTGCTGCTGCAGCTGCCCGCCCCAACCCAGCGCGGCGCCAGCCCCCGACATGCCCAGCTGCTTGAGCGTGTTGTACTCGTTGAGTGCCTGGGTGTAGCCGGCCTGGCGCAGGCCGGCGATCACCGGTGCCTCCGCCAGCTGCTGCTGCCCGGCCATCTGCGCCGCCGCCACGCCGGCACGATCGCCGCCGAAGGCATTGCCAGACTTGATGGCACCGGACATCAGATCGTTCGCCTGGATGGCGTTCTGGTTGTTGAACCAGTTCTGGGTCGCGTTGACGACGTCCTCGGTGTACGGCGACTCCATCGACTTGACGGCAGCCGGATCAAACTCGCCGAGGTGCGAACCGAGATCGAACAGCTGCTGCCCGGCCTGCAGCTGCAGCGGATCCATCGGCGCCACCGAACCCATCATCGCCGGGTCGAACGGGGTGGTCGACAACGACTTCGCGCTGTTGAGATAGTCCAGATACATCGGCTTCACTTCCGCGCTGGGCGCGGTAGCCGATTGGAAGGCGGTCGATTGTGAGCCAGGAACCGGAGGTGAGCCGCCGCCGCTCTTACACATAGCTATCCTCCTGCCGCCGGCTGACGCGAATCACCGTCTCTACAACCGGCCGGACCTCCAGCGATCGTTCGCGTCGGGACTTTCCATTCTGATCCTTGATCGCCAGCACTTCCCGCTGCACCAGCTCCCGCTGACGCGACCCCTCCCCATACGCAAAGTAAGCGCCGATGCACGGCATGACGCGCGCGTACATCCTGATCTTCGCCTCGGTGCGCCGGAGACTGTTGATCCCACAGAAGAACGGCATCGACTTGCCGCGCAGCTTGAACCATTCATGCGCCCACATCGCCTGGTTCAATAGCTTCTGGGCATAGTCGCTGCGCCGGTAGTCCGGATGCACGTAGTTCCAGCGCTCGTGCAGATACTCTTCATCGCTGTACCACTCGCTGGTGATCATCATCCCCAGAGTCGCAACGACCCTCGGCCCCTCATCGATCACGTAGATGATGCCGCCCTTGCGCTCAGTCGCCCATTGAATGCCGGCAATGACCTTGTCGCGGTTCATGCTGAAGAAACCGTTCTCCGCGTGCAGCAGACACAGCAGCGCAAAGATCTCGCCCTCGTCCTTCTTCTCGGCCAGGCGCACACCCGGTACGCCAGTCTCCATGCTCCACAGTGGCTTGCCCATTACTGCACCGGTCCCGGTAGGCTGCGCAGGTGGGCGATCACCTGCTTGCGTACACTCTTAACCGAGTCGGTGAGCATGCGCTTGCCGAGCTCGGCATCGCCGCCGCCCAACGCCTCCACGATCTCCGGGTCGACCACCGCCTCGCCGCCCGCGGTGATGATCGGCGTGAACTCGTCCTCGACCTCACCGCCCTCCTGGAACTTGAAGCCCGGCATCTTCGCCTGCCGCACCGTCGGCGACGGCATGCGCAGCGACGGCGCCCGCATCGCCCGCGTCTTGATCGCGGTGCTGATCCCCATCGGGCCGATCGCATGCGCCAGCGTCTGCCCCCACATCTTTGCGCCAGCTGAGGTGTTGCCCTGCCCTAGCCCGGACACGACATCCGCCGGCAGGATGAAGGACCCGGTGCGCGCGCGCATCGGGAGACGGTCCGTCCTTCCCGGGACACTAGAGTTGATCAAGTGCACGCCCGGCGAGTCGGGCTTGCTGAGCGCGAGCTCGGGCCTCACGTTGACGCCGGTGAAGTGCGACTGCAGCCCGAGCGCTCGCATTGAGGAGCTGTCGAGGCCGCCGCCCTTGGCGTAGCCGAACGGCTTGGCCAGATCCTCCGGATCATAGGCGCGCGTCATCGCCTGGCCCTGCGCCCGCGCCTGGTTGCCGTATTGCCCCATGTCGTCGGCGCCGAGGATGTCGCCGCCGCCCTCGTAGTACCCGGGCATGTCGACCAGGCCGCCCTGCGCCATCGCACCAAAGGTCGGGAACGGAGACTGCGGCGGCGAGGCCGCGGGCGGAGGCTGCTGATCACCCGTATCCGGCATCGGCGGGTTGACCTCGCCCGGGCGGCTGTAGCCGACATTGTCGAACGCATTGCCCAGCGCCGCCGGCACGCCCGGCATCTCGACCAGGCCGCCGCGCGCGTAGACAACCTCCTTCGGCGGCGCCGGCTGCCGCGGCGCCCCCTGTGTGCGCGGATAGCGCTCGCGGAAGAGCTTCTCGTAGTTCGAGAACTCGGGCGGCGGCAGGCCGGTCCGGGGATACTCCTCCGGCGTCAGGTTCTCAGACTGATAGTCCTGCCAGCGTCCACTGGGCACCTCGCGTTGCGACCAGGTCTGGGCTTCGGACTGCGGCCGGGCCGTCAGCAACGAACGATAGTCGCGGTCGGGCTGCACCTGCATCGGGCGCGGCCGCGGCCGCGGCAACGGCGTGCCATCCGCCAGCGTCTCGGGCTCGACGTCACCGCCGTCGGCGTAGGTCTGCACCAGGCCGCCGCGCGCATGCGGCACCGCCACCGTCGCGGGCTCCGTCTCTTGCGTTGCCGGCGCAGTCTGCGCTTGCCGCTCCGCGTCCAGTGTCCGCGCCAGCTGGGACTGCGATACGCCGTAGTTGAACCCGCCGCCCTGCCGACCACCGCGCTCACCGCGCCCACCCAGCTGCGTGCTCGCCCAGTCCCGACCGAGCGTGCCACTTGCTCTAGCCGCATCACGGAAGGCGTTGGCAGCGATCGTCGTTTGTGAGTTGGGGTTAGCCATCTCCCACGCCTCAGCGCTGCCTGCCTGGTACATTGCAATGGCCTCGTTGATCTGATCGGTTGTCAGCCCTCCCCCTCTGCCGGACTCCGAGCCGACCATCGCATTCCAGAACGCCGGATCGAGCACCATGTCCTGCGTCAGGACCCCCTTGGTCGAGACCGGATATCCAGGACCAACCACAGACCGATTTGCCCCCGACCACGTCCGCATCGCATTACTAATCGACTTTCCGACATAGCTATTCATCGCGAGTGCGATGTTGTTCGCCAGCCCATGGACTTGCGTGGGATACCCGGCAATAGAGTTTCGGCCGGTCCGATCCATGTTCGAGTTGTAATCAGTCATCCCGAACTGGGCCGAGAACCTGTTCGCCATCGCCGCGCCGGGATTGTTGTAGCGCAGCGATGCCGGGATATCGCGATTGCCACGATCCTGCGGGCCGTAGTTGGTTAGTCCATCCGCAGGGCCATACGTGGCTCGCGCATTTGCCTCCGCCGCCGACCGCGATTGTGACTGCTGTGCCCGGGACGAGAAGCTCTGTGTCGCCCGCCCTTGCCGCCCGCTCCGGCCACGCGCCGCTGTCGTTCGCCCCGCCTGCTGCGCCTGGCGCGCTTCCGCCCGCTGCCCGCGTGTCCGCGCACCAGGCTCGCCCCGCTCACCGCGGCTCTGCACACCCTCCGCCCAGGCGCTGCGCAAGTCAGCGTTAGGTGCACCTCCGCCCTTAGCGCCCCAGAAGTTGGTGCCACCGAAACCAACGTGTATGGACGTCGTGCCCATGTAGTTGGCAGCCGCGCCCTGCCCCGTCGCACCGAGCCGCGCCGCCTCACGCACGAACGCCTGCATCTGCGCCTTGTCGCCTGGCTTGGTAAAGTCGAGCAAGCGCCCGGTCGCGCGATCAAACAGCTGTACGTCTGCTGCGTTGCCGTGATCGTGACGTATCGAGCCCGTGCGATGACCGGCAGAGCCCTTCTCGCCCTTGCCCATTTGCCCGCCAGAGAAGACGCTGACTTGAACGCCGGCCGCCTCGGCTGCTTTGTCAAGGATTCCATTTAGGCTCGAATTGATCGTCTGAGTGCGGAACTGCGCACTGCCCTGATTCTGCACCACGTTGGGCTGGTCCGGGCCAATCGGCCCGCGGTTAGGATCCGAGGTGTACTTGCCCTGGTTCTGGACCGAGTCCCTCTGGTCGCCCTTGGCCTCTTGCTTCTGTTCCTCCCTGGGCCGTGAACGCGGCAACGCCGGCGGAATGGCCGGGATCGTCGGCGGGATCGTCGGCGGCACACCCGGCTGCGCGGGCGGCGTCGGTTCGACCGGCGGAGCCGTCGGCGGCAGATTGACCAGACCCGGCTCGGCAGTCTTCGGCAGCGGCTGGGTTTGCGCTGTTTGCGTTCCTCCCGGCAGGGCCGGCTCTACAGCCGGCGGGAATGTGCCTGGCGGCACCGTCGCTGGCGTGACACCGGGCGAGGTCAGGCCGCGGAACCCCGTCCGCTCTTGGACGGGCGCGGTCCATGTCGGCGGTGGGAGCTCCTGCGACGGCTCTCGCGGCACCCCAATGATCGATTCGACGATGCCCGGCCGCGCCGGAAGGTCGACTGTGCCGCGCTGCAGATCTCGCCCGCCTTGCATCACATCAGGGCCGTAGAACTCCTCGCCGCGCTGGCCAGGCTGCGCCTGCGGCTCAGCCGGCGGCGGTGTCGTCGCAGGCAGATTAACGGCCCCCGGGGTCACCTCCTGCACATCTGGCTCACCAGAAGGCGCCGTCGGCTCAGCGGGAGCGGCACCTCTCTGCCCCGGAGAGATGTCTATGACCGCCGGCGGCAGCGATATCTGCGGGGTTTGCCCCCACATGTACGCGGTGATCGGGTCAATCGGAGCGAGGATGTATCCAGGCCCCCTCGTCTCGCCCTTGCTCGTCTCAGTCCTCTCACCCTTCGCACCAGGCTCGCCGCGAGCACCTTCGTCGGGCTCGCCGCGGGCGGCAGCAGCAGCGGCAACCTCATCACCAATCGCGTTCGCTTGCTCCGCCGTAGCGCCGGCTTGCGCGGCAGCGACCGCAGCGGCATCGCCCTGTTCGCTGGGGGTACCGCCATTTGCGGCAGACTCCGCCGCGGCAGCGGAGGCGGCATTCGCGGCCTCTTGTGAGGCGCCAGTGTTCACAGCGGCCGCATTGGCAGCGGTCTCAGTCGGAGAGGCGTAATATCCGGGCTCATCCTGCGGCTGAGCGCCAGGCGAATAGGCGGTATCGGGCGCCGTCTGGTACGCGATGCTGCCGGTGTCCAGCACATCGGCATACTGCCCGCCTTGGGTCTGCCCCGGCTCGCTGAGCGAGAAACCGCCGTAGGGCGAGCCCTCGAATGTCGTCATCCCAGGCTGGCCGGGAGAGAACTCGCTTACGGTCGGCGCGCCCTCGAAGGTCGTGTGCCCTGGTTCGCTGAGCGAGAAGCCACCGTAGGGCGAGCCCGTGAAATCCGTCATACCGGGCTCGCCGGGAGCAAAGGCGGCCAGGTCCGCGCCCTGGAAGTCCGTCATCCCGGGCTGGCCGGGGGCAAACTCTGCCGGCGTTATGTTGGCACCGATCTGATCGATCCCCAGCTGCGTGGCAAGGCTCTGGGCTGCGGCTGGTCCCGAGTCCCCGGGTTCAAACGTCTCCGATGGCTCTTGATAGCCCTGTGTGCCTGGCCAGCTGGGCAGCGACGGCACCGACAAGTTGGAGAGATAATCGTATGCGGCCTTTCCTGCCGACAACGGATAGGAAAGCACCGTTTGCGCGAACGGATCCCTCGACCAGGTGCTGGGAGCGAAGATCGAGGGCGCCTGTGCGAACGCCTTTTCCCCGCGCTCCGTGTTGTACCAAGTGCCAGATTGAGTCAGCACATCCAACGGGTTTGCATTGGGATCTGCACGTCCCGGGGCGGCGGGGACATCGGCTCCCCAGTTGCTCGCCCAGTTATTCGTCCAGTCTCCCACCGTAGAGAGCCATCCAGGCGCAGACGGTGGAGCAAAATCCGGCGTGCTGATCAAACTACCGGGATCAACGTAAGGCGCCCCCACGTAGTTCGGTGTATCGATCAGCGTCGTGGGATCGACGTAAGGCGCTCCCACATAGCTCGGCGTATCAACCAAGCTCGACGGATCAGCGTAAGGCGCGCCGGCGTAGTCCGGCGTCTCGCTCGGCGTAACGTCGCCTACACCGCGGCCGCCACCGCCAGGCGACACCTCTGGCTCGCCAACCCCGCGCGAGCTCGGCGTCGAGACGGCGGCCGGCTCCGAGGTCTTCGCCTCGGGAGCCGCCTGGGGAGCCTCTGGTGCCTCGGGCGCTTCCGGTGACGCCTCCGGAGCCGAGGGGGTGTCCTGGCTGCGCTCGTCATCGAGGATCGAGGCCAGGTCCGGACTGCCCTTCGACTCCGGCTCGCTCTTGGTCTCTGGCTCACCTCTGCTACCGCGGTCACCCGGCTCCTGGTCCCAGGTGCTCGGTATGTTGGCATCGGGATCAGGTGGCGTCACATCCCGGCTGGGATTCTGCGCATTGGGATCGAAGCCCGGGCTGGTGATGTAGCCGCGATCGCCAGTGGGATCGGTGGGATCGATGTCGGAGGTGCCGCGGGAGAAGCCGCCGCTGGAGGGAGTGCTCCAGCCGCCGCCAAAGACGGAACCGGTCGGTTCGGTGTTCACCAGCCCGGCCTGCGCCCAGTTGCTGGTGGTCATGGTGGAGAACGGCTGATCGAAGCTCCGCCCGAGATTGACGTTGATGTTGTTGGGATCCTGGACGTTGAAGTTCGCCAGGTTGCCCATGATGTTGGCAATATCACCGGTCGAGGTGGCCCAGCTGCCCCAGCCGCCCCACTCGCCGGGGCCGGTCGAGACACCAGGGTTGCTCATGTTGAAGTCGGCGATCTGGCCCGCGGTGAACGCCGCGGTGCCTACCCCGCCAGTGGCATCGAACCCGCTGAAATCGGCCGCGCCCGCATCACCCCACGAACCGCCGCACGAGCCCTCGCAACTTCCGCAGCTGCCCCCGTCCTGGAGACCTGGCGGGCGTGGGCGCGAGGTGTCCCAGAGCTCCTCGATGGTCCCATCCGGCGGCGGTGGACTGCCGCGCCGATGCCGGCGCCCTCCGCGCAGCTGAGGAATGCCGCCGTTCTCGCGATCGGGCCTGTAGAAGAACCTGGGATCATCGAGGCCCTGCAGCCGGCGCTGCCCCTGGAGTAGACGCTCGATCGTGTCGAGGTAGGCCGGCGGCGTCTGTTGCAGCCCCGGCATGACATTGTCCAGCCGCGCATCGTCCTGCAGCGGCGGGAGCTCGGGATCATGATCGTGGTTGACCAGACCGCCCTCGGCCCGGCCGGGATGCCGCCGAGCGTTTGAAAGTGACGCTGCAATCGCCTGCTTTTGCGGATAGCCAGAATGCATCATCTCGCGGATGTTCTGGCTTACCACCGCTCGGCTGGAGCCCGGCTTAAGCGGCATGGCCGACCTCCGCCAGAATCTGCTCCATCGACACAGGCAGAGAGGCGAGCGTGTCCGCTATATCTCTAAGGGGCATCCTCCGCCCCCGCTTGTGCTTGCTGCGCCTCCAGCCGCACCAGCAACGCCGTCAGCGCGCGCCGATTCTGGTAGCTTACGAAGTCGCGATTGGCGAGGTTGGAGCCGAGACGCAAGGCATCGATCTTCGCGATCCTAGCCTTGACGTCTGAGAGGAGCTGTGGATCGGGCGCCGGCATCTCCACCCTCACTGATTCGCCGAGGATATCACGCTGGTACACCCTGGTCAGATACTCATCCAACATCTCATTCATCACAGCCCTCCGCTCACATGCCCATGACGCGGAAACTTGCTGTCGAACGCAGAATGGAGGGTGTGCAGCGCACGCACCGTCAGCTGCAGATGCTGGTTGAACTGGTCAACCCAGCCCATGCCGTGCCGATCAATCACCTCTGCAATCTGATCGGGCGTCAGCTGCGTTGCCGGATCCTGAAACGTCATGCCGCCACCACCTTCCAGGCTGTGCCGTTGTACCACGCCAGCACACTGAAGGCGCCGCCGCCCGCCACCACCGCGCCCGGCGTATTCGTTGTGCTGTCGCTGATGGTGGCAAGCTGCCCGAGCGCTGCATCCGGCACCTCGTCGAACACCACTGGCGTGAGCTGCATCCCGGTCGAGTTCTGCAGATGCTCAGCCATGGCGAAGATCGCCTGCGCCATCGCCAGCTGTGATTGGACGATGATGTCCGCCTTGCTCACGGCAACCGCCCGGCCGGCTTGACGTTGAAGGTGGTCGCGCCGACGCGCGCCGAGAATCCGAGCACCGGCGCCCAGTCATAGCGCACCGCCACATAACGCGCGCGCACTCGCGGGTCGAACCATTGCGTGCTCGATGTCATCGAATACGGCCCGTACAGGTGCTTCGGCCCTTGTGGATAATTCGCCGCCCGCAACGACACGTTGACCGCGCCGCCCCGGCCGAACCACTTCATGTCCGGATGCACCTGGTCGACCAGCATGACGATGTTGCCGCTGCTGAGCTCGGTGTAGCCGGTCTCGGCAAACACCCCGATCATCGGCAGTCCGTCGTCGTCGTGGCCGATCTCGTGCTGCTGGATCAGGTTGCGCGGCGGCTGCGGCGTTATCGGGCGCAGCAGCTCCTCGACCGGCGGCCCGATCGGCGTGATATCTCCGCCCAGCGGGGTACCCCAGATGCTGACGTCGAGCCAGGCCGAGCGCCCGAGCTTCCCGCTATCCCAGGCGCCGTTCTCCGCCATGTTGACCTTGACGTAACGCCGGGTCTCGTTCTGCTGCGGCAGGCCGGTAGTCTCTTGGTAGGGTAGCGGATCAGGGCCATGCACCAGCTGCGGCCCCCAGAGCACAATCCCCTTCGAGACGTCGCCCATGTAGTTGAGGACCGGGCCGCCGAGGTTGAAGAACGCCTCCAGCTCCTGGTCATCGTCGCTGGTGAACGTCAGCGTATAGCGCCGCCAGGTTGCGGTACCCTCACCAAAGTCGTCTGGCAGCATCGCCGCGCTGATCACGGTGAAGCGGGCCGATGTCACGCCGTACCCGAGAAGAGCGCCGGTAGCGGTGTTGAATGTGGCATAGGCGCCATCCTGGCCAGATACACCGCGCAGCGTCAGGTTCCGCGACGAGGTGTCGTGCGCGTAGACCGACAAGGTGTAGGTGGCGCGCTCGCCGACCTTGATGATCGATTGCGAGAGCGAGTGTGCGCCGTCAACCGCGGTCTCCGAGACCAGGAAGGCTGACGCCGTTCCGTCCGGCGCGTAGATGATGTCGCCGATCTCCGCCGCCAGATCGCGGTCAAACCAGCTGATCGGCATGAGGCCGGAGTCCTCGTACCAGCCCGGCGCCTTGTACTGCGGTTCGTACAGATAGAGCGTCTCGATCAGCTGGCTGAAACTCTGCACCACCGCATTGGTGGTCGACCATCCGCCGAAGTCGGACATGTCCCCCGAGAACAGCAGCAGGTTGCCCTCGTCCTGGTCGCCGACATTGAACACCGTCTGCTTGGAGGGGAAGTAGAACGCGAGCTCGTTGGTGGTCGAGTTGGGCGCGGCGTGGCACTTGTTGATGTTGACGGTATCGATGTCCTCGAAGATGTAATCCCACACCGTACACGGCACCGGCTGCGCCGAGCTGTCGCCGAACCGCCAGAAGTTCTTCAGCCCCTGCCAGACCGCGATGCGCCCGAGCACGCCGATGGCGTGTGGTGCGACCAGCCCGCAGCCCTCGCCCATGATGGTGAAGCCGTAGATCAGCGGCGGCCCGATGTAGCTCATGAGCCAGAGATCGGTATCGGTCAGGATCAGCGCCGCCTGCGGCCCCTGGATTGCCCCGACGATGCGCGCGCCGCGCGAGAGCCGGTAACTGCCGGCCTGGTTATCCACCGCCGCCGTGTAGCTGTCATAGGTGCCGATGTCCGACCAGCGGATCAGCAACGGGTCCTGCACCCCCGTACCCATGATCGGCTCGCTGCCGAACAGGATCACCTGCGCCTGCGGCATGCCGATGATAAAGCCGTTGCTCTTCTGCGGCGCGGTCGCCGGCGAACCGCCGCCGACAACCGTGAGGAACGGCCCGTTGGTGATCGGCGGCTTGTACACCTCCAGCGGTCCGCCCGAGGCCAGCACCAGCCCGTCCTGGCCCATGTTACCCAGGAACCAGGTGCTGCGCTGCGGATTGCCCAGCGGACGCTGGATACCCAGCCCGATGACCGCACCAATCCGGTCCGTGACCGCGGAGCCGAGCGAGCTCCCGGCATAGACCTGGTGGGTGACGCCACCGAGACCATCGCCGGTGCCGTACGGCCCCATCAGGAAGGTGAAGTGATCGACGTCCACCACCGTGGCAACGACACCGAGGGTGCCGGCCGGCGCCGCGAAGTTGACCTCCTCCCAGGTACCGGGCACCCCCACGCGCAGCACCGTCTCTTGCGTCAGGCGAAGCGGCGCACCGGCGCTCAGACCATGCGCCTTCCAGGTGACGGTGAAGCCGTTGACGATATCGTTGGTTAGCAGCGGGATGCCGTAGGTGCCGGCCTCCGCCGCCAGCGCCGGCATCGGCATATCGAAGGTGAAGCCGCCGGGCACGGCTGCTTTCACCTGGAACAGCGTGCCGGCAGCGAGGATGCGGCCGCCGATCGAGATCGGGATCCGTACGAAGAAGCTCGTGCCAGGATTGGCGATGACGGGCGTGTTCACCGTCACCTCGGTCGACCCGTTGGCAACGGTAAACGTAGTCGCCCCGGTCGGCCCCAGCGCCGGATTAAAGCCGCCCTGCAGGTCGGAGGCCCGGCCGAGCCCGTAGAGCGTGTCCTGCACAACCAGGTTCACGCCGGTATCGGTCGCCACCAACAGGTTCTTGCGATTGTCGAGGTCGAGCCAGGCGTGGAAGCGGCGGATGATGCTGGGCAGCGCGTCGTCGATCAGCCGGCGCCAGCCGCCCATCTTCTCCAGAAGGGTTGTGCGCCAGCGCACCAGGTTGCCGGCGTACCAGCCGCCGGCGGCCTGTACCTGGGTCGCCTGTGCGAGGAATCCTGGCTGTGCCTGGGGCTTAACCAGGGCCATCAGGGTGACCTCGGCTGCTGCGCCTGCTGTGCCGGCGGCAATGGCGTGAAGCCCGGCCCCTCGCCGCGCAGCCTGCCGGCCTCGGATGCAACGCCGGCCTTGAGCGTCTGATACTGCCCCTCCCAGCTCACCGCGCGCTGCGGGTCATCCGCCTGCGCACCGTAATCACGCTGATAGCCGGTGATGTAAACCATGCAGCAGGCGATGAACAACTCGTTGTAGTAGCGGCTCAGGAACGTCTCGGGATTGGTCGGAGACAGGATCTCCGGCTCGACGCCGCCGAACACCTCCATAGTGTAGGCGCGGTCAGGCGACGGCATGAAGCGCACAACGTAGGAGAACGTCTCCGGGAAATAGATCGGCGGCAACGGTTGCGTGCCAGGTGGCGACGGATTGGGTTGCGTCGAAGGCGGCACTCTGGTTCCGATAAGAGCGTACTTCCTCGGCATCGCCGGCTTGAAGTTGGGCTGCGGCCAAAATAGGTCCAGCGCCTCCGGCGAGATGCGCTCGGGATAGAACCTGCGGGAGTTGCGGCTAGGCGCGCCAGACGGTGAGCACACCCCGATCGAGCGCACGGTCAGGATGTTGAGCGGCAGCGCTACCTCGCGCTCCATCGCAGTCAGCGGCACCGGCGTGATGACATCCGTGGCCAGGAACGCAAGCTCGCGATAGATGCGCCCATCGGCGTAGTGGAACATCGCCGGCACGATGCGCTGGAAGTTGGTGTCCTCGCTATTGAGCGGGATCGCACCCAGCACCTGCAGAGCCTCGATGATCTGGTCATACGTCACGAGTTCACCCCTCGGATGTGTGTCCACAGGCTCTTGGTGTTGCCGCGGTCGGTGATGACGATCGCCTCCACCTTGTAGGTGACGTCCGGCCACAGGCCGCCGATGCGCTGGATGGTTGCAGTCTTCGCGGTGCTGCCAAATGGCACCACCACCTTCGGTGGCCCCTCCAGGTGCACCGCTGGATTAGGGTCGGCGCCCTGCACCACCGCAATCGTCCAGGCCGAAGTTGTCAGCTGCTCGTTGTGGTCGACGTCGTTGGCGAAGTCGAGCCCGAACACCTCTGACTCGCCAAACTCCTGCGGTGAGTAGTCCCTGCCCAGGTAGATGGCCGCCTCCTATTGCTCGTAATAAAACTCACCAAAGGTTTCCTTGGCCCAGGCACGATAAGCTGCACTGGCTTCTTCTTTCGTGTCATAGAGACCGAGATACACAGACCGCCCTCCTGCCGAACTTTGCGCCCTCCATCTCCCGGCCCGCTTGTCCCAACTCACTCCCTTCAGTCCGCTCTTATTGAGAGACACCAGTTTCCGATTCGCATTGTTCTGACTGTAGGTGGCCTCCCGCAGATTGACCCAGCGATTGTCGGCGGGTTCAAGATTGATGTGATCGATCGTGCTGCGCGGCCACGACCCGGTCATGTAGAGCCACGCCAATCGGTGAGCCTTGTAGATCGCACGATCGATACAAATGACGACATAGCCGTTGTTATCGAGCGATCCCGCAATCTTCCCCGGCTTCGCCTTCCATCCCCCCACGCCGCCAGACCCTGTGCAGGCACGCCACACCCAGACCCCACTCTCCGGGTTGTACTCCAGGACCTCGCGCAGCCGTTCGAGTGTGATCACCTCACCCTCCATACTTCATTACGTAGCATCTGGTCCGGCACATCAAGCGCCCTGACGCTGGACGGGATGAAGAACAGATCGGCGTCGTCGAACAGTGCAGGAAGGAGCTCGACCCGGATGAATGGCGCGTGCGCGTCCGCGAAGAAGATATCGTCATCCAGGAACAGGTCTGGCGCGAATATCATCAGGTTCTTCGGCGGATCCTCGACCAGATCGCGATCGAACCACTGAGGCGCCGTGCGCGCGCTGTTGTCGAACCAGCCGGCCTTGCGGTATTCGGGCTCGTAGGCGTAGACGAGGGCCATGTCACATCATCTTGTTGATGGTGGTCTCCACCGCGCTCTGCAGCCCAGCGTCATCGAGCGTCGAATCACCTTCCGGGGTCAGGTCCGCGCCCTGTACGGCGGCATCCATCACGGTAGCGGGCGTGACCTGGGCGGCAGTACCATCCGGGTTGTTGAAGACCTCCTGCGCCCACTTGAAGCGCGTGTTGTGTGCAGGCGTGCTCGTCGCTTCGCCCGCGATGTACTCGGCGTAGTGCAGGCACGCGACCTTGACCCGGTTGCGGAAGGCCTGATCATTCATCAGCGCCGCGCTTTGTTCATAGGTTAGAGCCATGTTTCCTCCTACGAAGTGTTAGGTACCTGATACCCCTGGATGTAGATGTTCATGGCACTGCCTGTGAACGTGCCACCGCCGATGTTGTAGTTGTACCAGATGGTCTGGCTCACATTCGGCATGAGGCCACCCCAGGTGCCCATGACATTGATAGTCCCAGCTTGGGTGTACACCGGTATCTGCGCATAGGCGTTCCCACTTGTCCAACCGAGAAGGAAAGTGATCAACGCACCTGCGCCGCTTGCTACGGCCTGGGCGCTCAAGCTGACCATCATATTAGTGGCGTTCGCCGGAACCGCTGCCGATACATTGAGCGAAGTCCACGACCCGCCGGGATTACCAGCGCTCAGTGCAGCGGGCGCCAGCTGATAGGTGACCCAATCACCGCGCACGGCAACGATGGCGAGTGCGCTGCTCGCGCGCTTGACCGTGGTGAGGTAGCACCAGTGGGTATAGCCGCTTGGCAGTGCAGGCCCAGTGGGCGGCGCCGTCACCGAACACAAGCCGGACAGCGTGCTGCCATTCCAGATCGCATAGAAGTGGATGTCACCGGACGCCGGTAGCGTGGCGTCTGGACCGTTGGCGCCGACCGCAGCCGTGGTGTTAATGGTGAGCGTCGCGGTACCGATGACGGCGGTTTGGCTGGCTGCATTGGCCAAGCAAGCGCTATTGTAACTAAGTGTGGCGACGGTCGAGGTAGTGAAACCGCTCAGCCCGCGCACGCCGTAGGTACCGGCAGAATTGCCGGTGACCCACGCGGTCGTAGCGACCCTTGTGCTGTTGTCCCCGAGGGCAGGCGTTACCGCATTCGGCGCACCAGTCAGGTTGGCGTTGACAACGGTAAGCGCCCCGCCATCCGACCTTGCGAGGTTGTTGCCGGTGCCACCGGCAATCTGAATATAGTTGGCAGTAGTAGTACCGCCGGGAATGATCGCAACCTGCAAGTCAGTGAAGCCATTCGTATAGAAGCTATGTCCCCCCGCACCTTGCGTGGAGTAGACCACCGGCACATTCGTACTGGTGCCGCGAGCCATGATCCTGGCTTGGCTCGTAATCGCCGTTATCTGGATGTTGTCGTTGCTGCCAGCTGGCTGAACGGTCAGCGCGCCCGTCATGGTGTCGCCGGCTTTCAGCACGTAGCTGCCGAGCGATGCCGTCGTGGCGTAGCCCTGCGCCTTCACGAACGCCGTGGTCGCGACGCTGGTGTCGTTGTCGGCAGTGGCCGGTGTCGGTGCCTTCGGGTCTCCGGTGAAGGTCGGCGAGAAGATGTCGGCCTTGTTGCCCAGCGTGGGCATGATGTTGGCTTGGATGAAGTTCTCGATCTCCCCCATCGTGTCCATGCCAGTGCTGGCAGTGCCGATGAGCTGCGTCTTCACCGCGTTGTCGGCAGTCGTGACAAAGGCAGTGGTCGCGATCGAGGTGTCGTTGTCGCCTGCGGTTGGCGTCGGTGCTGTCGGATTGCCAGTCAGCGCGGGCGAGGCGAGCTTCGCGTAGGTGCTGACGCCCGCGATGTGCGTGGCGTCGACCCACTCGGCGACCTGACCGGCAACCGGCGTGCCGCTGTTGGAGACGTTGCCGCCGCCGCCCGGCGTCTGCCACGAGGTATCGAAGTCGGTCGCGCTGTTCTTGGTGAGTATCTGCCCGGCCGCGCCGCCGGTCGCGACACCCGGACCAGTCGGCCCGGTTGCACCGGTTGCACCGGTTGCGCCGGGCGTACCAGGAACACCCTGCGGCCCTTGTGGGCCGGTATCACCCTGCGGCCCAGTTGGACCGGTCGCACCGGTCGCGCCCTGCGGACCTGCCGGGCCTCCTGGACCAACCACACCCTGCGCACCCTGCGGGCCGGTGTCACCCTGCGGACCGGTTGCCCCAGTCGCGCCCTGCGGCCCCGTCGGCCCTACCGGCCCTTGCGGGCCAACCGGGCCGATGTCGACCTCGACCTCGACAAACTCGGGACCGGGCGTAAACAGCAGCTCCGCTTCCACCAGGAAGGCGGTGACCTCCAGACTGATGATCTCGACGGTCTCGTCCAGTGCCATCGCCCCCTCACACCGGTTGAGGGAACGGGGTCGAGTCCGTCACGTCAGGCGTGACCGACACTTGGCCAGCCAGGGGGGTCTTCACCTCGCCCGAGAGGAAGCTGATCTGTAGGTCCCACACGGTGCAAGAGTTCGACAGCTTGAAGCTGTTCTCGGCCGTGAGCACCAACTCGACCTCGTTGGGCAGGGTGATTGTGCAATCGAGCGGGATGATGGTGTCGCCGGATGGTCGGTCACGAATCTGAGCCTTGGCCGTCGTGTCGGTCAGATCGATCGGCGTCATGTTCTGCGCGTACAGCTTGACGCGCATCTTCCAGGTGTCGCCGCGATAAAGATCCAGATCCAGTTTCGCCGGCTGCATCCATCACTTCCCATGGAAGATCACATTGCCTTCGTCGTGGAAGGGCGCCTTGATCACCTGCGTGAACGGGAACACGCTGCGACGATGCCCGGTGACGGAGTCGTAGTGCTGATCGAGCAGCACGGTCTTCCCGCGTCCGAACAGCTCGTTGAACTGCGCCTCGGCCAGCACGCGCGTGCCGGTCGACTGCCGGATTGCATTGACGATCAGGTTCATGCCCACCGACTGCACCACCCACAGGGGCTTGCCCAACACGAGCTTGGTGATCGCGTCGAACAACTCGCGCTCCGCACCCGTTGTATCCAGCGGGTCCTTGCTCATAGCCCAAAGATGCCCTGCGTATTCCAGGTCACCAGGATGTTGCCCCCACTGGGAATCATCGGCAGCCCGACAATCCCGGTATCCTCGTACAACACCAGGCGCCAGGTGCCGGAAGCGCCGCTGTTCTGCCGCGCCATGACCAGCGCACCAACCTTGGCGCCGGTGACATTGGTGTAAGAGGCGGCATTGCCGGCGAAGATGCGTCCGGTCACCGTCCCGCCGGTGATCAGCTGCGGCGTGCCGATGACGCCGGCGATGCTGGTATAGAACTGGTGCGCGTCTGAATAGGTGTAGACATCGGTGTTGACGAGGGAGAGATAGCACCCGTTCGCCGCATTGAGATCGCCCTGGTCGAGCGACTTGTTGGTCGGCAGCTCCTGCATCAGCGCCTGTTTCCAGAGCGGATAGAGTGCGTTTGCCATAGGGTCACCCGACAACGACGATGGGAATGGGAGTGACGGGAGCGAGCGGCCCGCCCGCCACCAGGGACATGTACTGCGGCTGCACCGGCGCAATCGGATAGCTGCCGTCGTTTGGCTTCGTCACCACCGGCTGCACAGCCAACGGCGCCATCGGCACCGTCCCGACAGTGACCAGGATCACCGGGATCGCATTGATGGGCGCGTGCGCCACGGCGCCCATGTTCTGGATCGGAATTGCGTTGGTCGGGGCGACCACCTCTACTCCTCCGGAATGTCCGGCAACCCCTCATAGGGTTGCGAGAACGGCTCGCCCGGCCAGCGCCGGGTATGTTTGTGCACGGGCTCGGAACGCGGATTGAAGACCGGCACCGGATCGGGCGGCAGCTTGACCGGCCGCAGCGTCGGGTTGGGGGTGTCCAGGCAGGTCGGGCACACCAGGTGACCAGTGGAACGGATCACGTTGCCGTGCCACTCCATCTGGAACGCCAGATCGCGGTGGCAATACAAGAATCCACACCTATCACATATGGCAAAAGCAGTTGGCTTCTGCGGATCGAGCTTGGCGTGGCCTCGTGGCGCAAACGAACTCATCACGTTCTCCGCGCAAATTCAGAGTGTATTGCCCTGGCGGCCTCATAGAACGCCGCGTTTGCAAGCTCGGGCGTATCGAACGTGCCCAAGTAGCGCTTCGCGCCGTTCTCTCTGATGTAAGCAGCCCACCTATTATGATGTCGCCGAACGCCCTTGAACCCGGACTGCGCCCATCCACGCCTATTCGCCGCGCTTTGCGATGGAGTGCATAGCCGAAGATTGGCTAGACGGTTGTCTGTCCGATTTAGGTTGATGTGATCGATCTGCGCAGGCCACTCACCGTAAACCATCAACCAGATTAGACGGTGCACATAGTGCTGTTTCCCCTTGGCCCACACCGTAAGACGCCCACCACTGTTGGGGGTGCCAACAACGCCTCCAGCTCGCTGGCCAACGCGCCAGCGCAGCTCGCCGGATTCTGGGTCATAGTCAAACAGCCTACGTGCTTCTTCTGGCGTCATTCTAATACACCGCCTGTGTGTAGATGCTCATCGCTGGCACGATCTTGAGCGGCGCGTTCTCCACATCACGCTGCTTGGCACGATCGAACTTGGCCTTGGCCGCCGCGGCGAGCTCCTCCATGCGCGCCGGCGCGTAGAGCTCGGCCAGCTTGAACGCCAGGCCGGCGACATAGGCCTCCAGGAAACGGTATGGCACCTCGGCCTGGATATCGTCCGGCAGCACGGCGTCCTGCATCTGGCGCGCGCGATAGAACCGCAGCCAGCGCGGCTCCGCATCATCGGGCGGCTGCCACAGCGTGATCGTGGGCAGGCGCTGCGCGTTGTACCAGTACACCGTGGGACTGCCGGGCGTCTCCTTGTTCGGATAGCTGGCGTAGGTGTCCCGGTCGATCGAGGTGACGATGCGATCCTTCTGCGGATCGTTCCCGGTCGAGATGTAGCTCCCCATGATCATTATGGTGGTCGGATCGACGTCGTAGGTCGCCTTTCCCGGCACCAGCGGGATCGTCTGCAGATCCACGGTCCACAGGTTGACTTGCTCGTTCGCCCAATCCGCCTGCATCAGATTGGCCGCCATCGCCGCATCGCGCAGGTGGTCTGGCGTAAGCGCCGTGCGCCTGATCTGGCAGCGCCCATAGGCCGCGATGATCAGATCGTTGAACGGGGGAGACCAGAGATAAGTCTGACTCGTCGCCACAGTCTCTCCCTTCTCGTATTCAGCGGAGAGGCTGGACCTCGCCGCGTGTAGTGGAGGAGGACAAGCAGCCCAGCCTCTCCATACCTGCTGCCGCAGGTACCCTCATTTGCTCTGCCCAATACCCGGGAACTTGGCTTTCACCTTGGCGCGCACCGCTGCCGCTACTGGTTTGCCTGACGAGCGCGCGAGCGCATTGCGCGCGTGACTCTCATCGGGGATCGGATAGGACCCAGAGCCAGCCCCCTTCGGCCCCGACCCTTTTCCAGGCAGGGCGAAGTCGGAACTCGGAAGAGACTGGCGTTGGGCAGCTGTGAGCCGGCCGCCGTCCTTGTACCCCAGCTTCTCGACCTCGCCGCCGGCTTGCTTGCGATCCGGCCGCCGGCGCGCATTGCCGCCAGTCACCTTACCGTGGAACGGCAGCAATACCTTCTTCTTCTTGGCAAAGGGGTTCATCGCTTGACGAAGTGCCCCTTTCTAAAGTGCGGCTCGCGATCGGCGCGACGGGACGCATTCCCGCCAGATACCTTGGCGTGAAAGGTATTGCCGGTGATCTTCTTGGGATTGGTCGGCCAGCGCGGGATCTTGCCACCCCGCGCAGGCTCGGCAGCTTCGCCGACAAAGTCGTCGCGCAGATCGCGCGGCGAGTTGCCGATCGGACCAGCAGGTGGACGTGCCATGGCTAGGCCCCCTTGTTTGCGAACTCACCATGGAAACGAAACTGGTTCCGCAGGTAATCCTCGTACGCCTCTTCGGCGGTCATGAAGCGGTCTGGTGATTTATATCGCTTGCCGTCCACCATGATCTGCCACCGATAGTGCTTTCCATCGCGGGTCCTGGGATCAACGTATCGTGTCACACCCTTGTAGCCGGTTGAGTTGGTGCGAAACGTCCGGGTGTTCCGCATCTGCTCTGCTTGAGTGGCCGCTCTCAGATTCTCCCATCTATCGTCGGTGGCATTGTTGTTCTTGTGATCGACCGTCTCCTTCGGCCACTCACCTGTCATCCAGGCCCAGATCAGATGCGATGCGACGTAAATCTTTCGCTGATATCCAACCTGCCTGCTCTTGTAGCCCTTCGCATCCGTGTGGATCGTCCCAGCTCGATCGCCGATTCTCACTCCCCACTTCGGGGCAACCCGCCAGATCAGCTCTCCCGTCTTCTTGTCGTACCAGAACAGCTCCCTGACCTTCTCGACCGGCATCCTCTCCTTTGGCATCTCGGCTCCTCCATGCTGAAGGAGCCGAGCATATCGCGTTACGTATAACCGTCAACTACATGCTACGTACATGTACCAGCCATGGTCATGTCACGAAGTTGGATAACTGCCATAGACGGCTCTCCAGTCAAAGTACGAGAACGTGTAGCGTTCACGGCCCTTAACCTTGAGGTTATCCGTATCAAAGTCGACATACATGTCCATCTCGAACGGCACGCGATCGTAGTAGATCAGCCCGCGCTTGTCGGTCTTGATAAACCAGGCGAAGTTCGACGTGAGGAACTCGTTGACGATGTAGTCGCGCAGACCGCCACCAACGTGCTGGATTGCGTTCACATCATTGTCGTTGGTCCCCGGCCGCAGCTCGGTACGGAGCAGACGGACTGCCACCGGTTCCAGTGCGGCGGGCACCAGCAGCACCTCCGCCCGAGCCGCGACCTTGATGTTGCGCTCGTCCACCCAGGTGTTGCGGATGGTGGTCATGGCCGTGAGGAGCGAGCTCTCGTTGAGATCGATCTCCACCGCCGGCTTATTACCCACTGAGCCCACATCGATCGGATGCGCGACGTCAAAGAGCGCCTTCTGGTCGCCACCGACGGTCTGATCGAAGACCGTACCGGTGTTGAAGATGTTGGCGGCATAGATCTCCTTCGTCGTCGCGAACACATCCTGCAGGCCCAGGTTCGACGGGTTGAACTCGGACTTGTACTGATTGTCCTCCACCGCCTTGCGGGTGATGATATAGCCGAGCGAGAGCTCCTTCATCTCTGCGCTGTACATCCAGCGCTCGCCCGCCCTGTCATCGAAGTAGGTGGATTTGCCTTCTGCCTTCTCGCGCGCGAGCGGCAGATAGGCCATCTGGGTGCGGCGCTCCAGCGCCATCTTGGAATTGCGCTTCTCGAAGAGCCGGGACCACTTGGTCTCGATCTTCTTGTAACGACCCTCGACCGCGGCCAAGCCGGGGAAGAGCTCGTTCTTGATGCTCGCAAGATCAATAGCCATGACTTACCCCTTTGGCGTTGAGCGCGTTAGGCGTTGAGCGCGACGGTCTTGTACGCCTGGGTGTTCCAGGCCACCTCGACGATGTTGTTCGCGCTGGCAGCGTCGTAGCCGTCCTGGATGTTCACGCCGTCGTTGCCGAGGGCAACGACCTTGAACGGCAGCACATCGCTGCCGGCAGCGACGGCGGGAGTGGCCAGCGCCCACTTCGAGAAACCGGTGGTGGAGGCGTTGACGACAAAGTCGGCGTTGTCGCCGACATTGGCCTGGGTGATCGGCCCGGTCGCGGCCATCACCTCAAACACCACGAGTGGATCATCGATGATGAAGACGTCGACCAGCCCGACCGCGCCCGAGCCCGGCCAATAGTTGGTCCAGATCGGATAGCCCATGACCGCGGACAGGAAGTGGAAGCCCTCGACCACGCCGAGGCTGCCGCCAGCGGTACCGGCTGCGCTCACCGCAACGGTGCCATCGGCGAGCCGTTTGACGACGTCGCCCCGGTTGGCGGCGCCGGCGTTGTTCTGCATCTTCACTTGAGTGAGATTGCCGCTCCATGCCGCGCCATCCAGGCGGCGGACAGGACGGAATCCGAACGGTGCATTGGTGTTCGCCATGAGCTGGCCTCCCCGTGCAAGGGTTGCCGGCCTTTGGCGAGCTTCGCCTCAGTCCGTGCGGTGAAACTGCTTTGACGGTCCGAGCTTCGGACGCGACCCCGACCTAATCGGGGATTTGTACCGCTTCGCGAGTGCTGCGATCGGCGAAGACAACACGAGGAGCTTGTCCCTCGACCGTCGTTGCCACCTTCTGCCGATTCACTTCCATCGCCTGAGTCGCGAGGTGATATTCCTCTTGCCGGGCCTGCACTGTCAAGCGCATGGGCCGCCACATCAATATCATGTCCTTGACGACGATCGCGCCATCGGTGCCAGCGGGCGCGAAGCGGTCCGGGAAAGTGTCGTGCATCACCGGCCGCCAGCCCTGATCGTGGTACATCCGCATCTCGGCATAGTCGCGCTTGCCGTAGGTCTCGTAGCGCTTCCAGTTGAAGTCGATCTCGTGCGCGATGTTGCCCTTGCGCGGGTCGCCGTCGGTCGGCGCATACATGCGCTTGAGATCGGCCAGGTCGAAGGGATCGACGTTGGCGTTGCCCTGGCGCAGGCGCTCGCGGCCGTCATCCACCAGGCGCAGCGCCTCTCGCACCTCCGGGCGCTGGGTCTCGCGCACGTCCTCCATGCGCGGGCTCTCCCGCACCGGCGACCCGGCAAGTCCCGCGGTCAAGCCAGGCGAAGGGATCGGACCATTATTCATGGCTGACTCCTTATTATATGTGCATCAGGTGATCGGGGTGACCCGCCCCTCACCGAGGAGGCGCACATAGTTCCTGGCCCACTCCGCCGGCTCGACGCCTTGCTCGGCCGCCAGCCGACGCATCTTCGGCGTCATCACGAAGGTGCCGTCCGCGCGCACCACGCCATTGCTGTTCCCGCCGCGTGACACCGGCGCCGCCGTCATCGGCGCGTTCTGCATCCGGACCGGCGCCGGTCCGCCCTCGCTTCCGCCCAAGATTCCCTCCAGATACTGGAAATAGCTGGGGCTATCGACCTGGTGCCCCTCGTCCATCGCCCGCTCGTGGGCATCGACGGCGGCGCGCTTGAGCGTGCCGTCGCTGCGGATCAGCTCAGGATGCCGGCGCAGGAACGCCTTGGTCGGCTCGGTTCGCCCCACCAGGGCGCGCTCGATCGGATCGGTCGGCACCTGCGGCTGCTGCGGTTGCTGTGGTTGCTGCGGCTGCTGCGCACGCGCATTGATTTGCTCACGATGCGCGGCCAGGTTCTCCTTGATCGTCTCCAGCTTGACGATCTCGCCCCCCAGCCTGGCCAGGCTGCGGTTGATCTCCGCTACGGTCTTGAAGTCGCCCTCGTTGTAGGCGGCCTCCTGCTGCGCAGTCAGCGCCTCCATCTGATCGTTGGTGGCCTTGATCTGGTTCTCGTTGTTGAGCTCGTAGACATTCATGCCCCGGCGCTCGGCCTCCTGCGCGAAGGCAACCGCCCGGTCTCGCTCGCTCGCGATGCGCCGCGCCGTATCGGTCATCCGCACGCGCTCGGCGCGCTCGGTCTCGACCTGCTTCTCCAGCTCCGCCAGCCCCTGCTGCGGCGCAACACGGGCGGGTGTGCTGCTTGGCCCTGGTACGGGTGGCGGCTTAGCACCGGCCGCGGGTTGGGTAGTCGGCTCGGGCTCCTCACCCAGATTCACCACCAGATCTTCGTCCTCTTCGCCTGCCATCGGTCCCTCCTCAGTAGACCAATCGTGGATCGTTCCAGACTCCGATGATCTGCGTGTCCTTCAGAAACCGGCAATGGATGCGGTTGATGGTGCACTGCCGCGCGTCGTGGATGTCCCATTGCACCCAGTCGCCGATCTTGATGTCCTGGCCGTGGAAGTGAACGCCCAGCGCTGGTTCGTCCTTGAACGCCAGCGGCCCCTTGCCGATGACCAGGCCGACCTTGCCCTGCCACAGCGCCTCGTCATGTCCCTTGTCGCTGCGATAGAACTTCTTGCCGTTGGGCATCAGCTGGAACGCCGGCAGGAAATAGGTGGCGCATACCACCAGGTTGCTCATCCACTTGACCTGGTCCATCCAGAGCTCGCACCGCTCCATCAGGAACGCCGCCGGATCGCGGGCGTACTCCTCGGCGAGCTCGTCATCATTGCCCCACGGCGTCTGCGGCGCCTGCATCATGGTGGTGAGGCTGGAGAGCAGCTGCGCTGGGGCTGTCATTGGTACCTCGGAGCATTCTGAGCGCGCTCGGGCTCGCCGCTCATGACCCGGGCGATGCGGTGCATCTCGTCCAGCACCGTCTCATACGCCTCGATCTTGGCGCAGGCGCGCTGATAGGCGTCCCACGTCGGGCACGAGCGCAGGGTGTGGTAGAGGCCTGGCGTCTTGTCGTCACCCCGCAATATGTGCTGGATCGCACGATCCAGCAGCGTGAAGGCGGTGACGTCGCTGAGATCGGGCAATCAGCTCTCCGTCTTGTCCGGCACCTTGCGCGCGGCCTTGCTCTTGGCCAATCGGCCCAGGCCACCGCCGGCGCCGCCGGTGCGGTTCACAATGCCGCCAGCCGCATAGCCCTTGCCTTGCTGGTGATGGATCGGAGCCGCGAGCGCCGGATCCTTGCTGGTCTGATTCTTGGGCTGGAAACCCTTGCCTTTCATGGCCGCTTCTCCTTCCGCTCCTCCTCGCGCAGCATCTTCTTGATCAGCTTCTTGTCCTGCGCCTCGTCGTCGTGGACCTTGCCGCCCTTCTTGAAGCCCACCGTAGTGCCTGGTGCTGGCTGTGCACGCAAGCCCGCCGCGCTGCGCACCGGCACCATCAGCGGTGTCCCCGGCCGCGCGCGCACTCCGGAGATCGTCCGAGCGCCCTGCTGTGCCGGCGTCGGCACCATCACGCCCTGCTTTGGCGCCAGGAAGCCGCCACCCGTCGCGCGTTTCTTCACCGCACCGCCGCGCTTCTCCTCGGACGGTGGCGTGGGCGGCGGCGGGGTCTGCCCGAACCCGGCCGGCGGTCCGGCCTGCGGCGGTCCACCCCCAAGGTTGGCGTTGGCGAGTGCAGCAGCTGCGTAATCGCCACCGTCCTCGTCGTCGTCGCCGTTATCGTCGTCGTCGTCGTCCTTCGGCTTGCCCAGGCCGCCGCCGAGCGCGCGTTTGACCGCGCCACCCTCTTTATATGTAGCGCCGCCGCGCTTCTGCGCCGACACCGCATCGTCGACCTCGGTGGTGGGAGAATGCGGGAAACCGCGGTAGGCCCGCCCGCCAACACCCCCGCCTTGCGCCTTCTTCACCACGCCGCCGGCCTTCATGCCCGGCATCGGAGGCCCGCCGGGCGGCGGCCCCATCGGCGGACGGGGCGGCATCGGCGGCACAACCCGCGCGACCGCACCGGGGGGCGGACCGCCCGGACCCATCGGGGGGCGGACCGGGACCGGAACTGGCCGGTTCACCGGGACCGGGACAGGACGGGCGGCTGGTTGCTGCCCGCCGCCACCGGCGATGATGATGTTGGTGGTGGCCTTGCCCTTGCCCTTCGGCTTGGCGCGCACCCCGCCGCCGGCCGCCATGCGGTCGGGCCGCGATCTGCCCTTGCCGCCCGCGATCGTCATCGGGGTGGAGCTACCCGCGCCCTTCGAGGGGTACGAGTGCTTCTTGTACATGTTGGAAGAGCCGTGTGGCTTGCCGGGCTTGGCGCCGAGGGCGCTGAGACGGCGGCGCTGGGACGCCTGAGCTTGCGATGCGTAGGGGTGTGCCATCTCTCTCTCCTATAGCACTCGGTTGAGCTGCATCTGCGGCGGCCACAGCTGTGCGAACTGCTGGGCCACGGGTGTGGCTAAGGGGTGGACCAACGCGCCCTCCGCCAGCTCCATACGTTGCTGAGCCAGCTTGGCGTTCTCGATGCGCTCGCGGCTCTGGTTGGTCTCGCGCGTGGCCTGCAGCTGCAACAACTCGGTGACGTACTGCAGCTGCGCCAGCATCTTCTCGGTCTCGGCCTTGACCATGCTGTCCATGGACTTCTGCTTGAGCTCCGCCGCCTTGGACTGCAGCTTGCCCATGGCGTCGAGAATCTTCGGGTCCATCTGCGGCCCCTGCGCCTGCGGCGTGGCGAACAGCTCGTCGATGCTGCCCATCCCGACCATGGTGGAGACCCGGCGGATGACGGCGTGCAGGTCGAACATCTGCGGCGCCATCTGCACCAGCTGGACCAGGGCAACCGCCTTCATCACTCTTATAGTGTGTGACGGGGTGTTGGGATCGGCCTGCGGCGCCAGATTGCACTCGCTGAGCGCCTTGATCAGCTCCTGCATCTCCCAGGTGACGGACGGGTTGGGATCGGAGCAGATCAGGCTCTGGGGGTCCTCGATGAACAGGTCGCGCAGGAGCCCGAACTCCTCGGCCTGTGCTATATGCATCCCCTTATGGACGCTATCGAGCACCTTCACCGCCTGATCGAGCATGGCCAGCGTCGTGCCCACCGGCACGTCCTGGCGGCCCTCGCCTACCATCAGCTCGGGGGTGCCACCTACACGACGCGCCTCTTCCTCGATGTGGGTGGTGACCTGGACCAAGCCCGCTGTCACATCTTTGTAGGGGAGGTCCATGATGTGCTGGCGGATGTCCTGCCCGCCAGTGTTGACCTTGACGCCGGCACCCAGCCCGACCCGGAAGGTCATGGTGTCCTGCCGGCCGACCGTGTCGGAGTACAGGAAGCCGGGCCAGGACGAGAACCCGGCTGAGTCCAGCGCCAGCCGCCACGCCGTCGTCACCGCGGCGGTGGAGTTGCCCATGATGTTGAGCAGGCCGATGCCGTAGAAGCCCATCCCGTCGACAAACGGGTACTTCACGATCGGCATGCGCTTGAGATAGCGATCGTCGCCCTGTTTCCAGTTGCGCCTGATCTCCAGGATGGTCTGGGAGTCTTTGTCGATGCTCACCCGATAGGGCAGCGGCAGCCCGGTGATCTTGCCCTTCTCGGTGTGCTCGAAGCCGGCGATGTCGAGTTCGCAGTAGCACTCATATACTGTGTGCTTGTAGTCCTCCGGGCGCTGCGTCCACACCGCCAGCCCGGCGACGTCCTTCTCGGCCTGCACGAACGAGTCCGGCTCCGGCGCCGTGGGCGCGTGCACCTCGACGTCGAGATACATGCCCGAGAGCTGCATCCGCTTCATCACGGATTGCCGCATCTCGATACGATGTGTGACCCGGCCGCAGTCGTACAGGGACACCTCGTCGTCGCTGACGATGATGTCGGCGGCATCGACCGCGCGCGAGACCGGACGCCTGCGGATCGGGCAGCGGTAGACTTTCTTGAACCCGCAGCCACCAAAGCCCTGCATGAAGAACATGCGGTTGGTGTCGGGGTAATACTCTTTATCTACGACGGTCAGATACCGGTTAAAGGTGGTCTCCAGCATCTCCGCCCGGATATCGCGGTCGGCGCCGGTCTCGTCGCGCGGGCGCTGGGTTTGCTGTTCGAGCGCGGTCCGCCACGGGGTCTTGATGGTGCTGTCGTTCCTGATCTTGACCGGCCCCTGCGCCGGGAGGAGCTCGCCGCGAGCATTGGCCTGAAACCGCATCACGGCATCGAGCATGATGGGCGAGCGGACGGTGGCCTGCCCTTCCACCGCGGTATCGGCGTCGGTGCCCGGGGACTTCGGATTCTCGATCTTCAGCGCCAGGTGCTTGATGCCGGCGGCGCGGCGATCGAGCCAGTCTCGGCGGGACTGGATATCGGCGTCGATCCCGTTGAGGAGCTCGTCACAGATACGGCCGAGTTCGGGCTCCCCGATGAAGGCGGCCAGGTTGGCGTCGTGATTCTTGGCGTTCTCGGCCGGCTCGCGGACGTAGGGCTTGCCGTCCATACGTATAATGAGTGCGCCGTCGGCGCGCTCGACACCGATGTTCTTGACCTCGTCCTCGGCGTTCTCGTGGATAACAACGGTCAACGGCTCGCCGTCGTCGGACGGCGGTCGGGGCGGGGTATCGCTCAGGTTACGATAGTGCTCGGTCGCTGGGATCCCGCTGCCATTGATGCCATCGGCCATCAGCTACGCCTCATAGCACCACGAAGCCACCCTGGTCGGTCATCTGCAGCGCGCCACCGGCATTGAGGGTGGCCTTGTACAGCTGGGAGATCACGGCGCCGGTAGTGTGCTGCACCGTCACTCCGCAGGCGGACACGCCCTTGTTGCGGACATGCAGGGTCTTGACGTTGCGCTGCGCACCGGCCGCCGGCGAGGCCACGATGGTGGTGGTTGCCGCGGTGCTGACCGCGGTATTGGTGCGGCTCGGGCTGATCGCGCCGGTGGCCGTCACGGTGTCGACCCAGCTGGCGTGGATGTCGACTGCCACCGCGGCGTCGGTAATGAGCTGCAGGAGATCGGTGGCGGAGCCCAGGATGATCATCGCTCAATCCCCGTTCGGCACTTCGTAGCCCGCCACCCAGATGTTGACGGCATAGGACTGGATGTTTCCGCCGTTGGTGACCGGGTTCCAGATATAGAAGTATTGCCCGAGATTGGGGATGGTCGGCGAGAACGAGTTGGTGTTGACGATCGGCCCGGCAACCCCGAGGCTGTCGCCGACATCGACCCGCAGCACGCGCGAGACGAAGCCACCGTTGATTGGCCCCAGGTTGACCACCGCGGTGCACGCACCGCCGCCGACATTGATCGCCACGGTGCCCTGGACCTCCAGCAGGACGTTGGTCGCGATGTTGGGGACAAACCCCGTCATGTCGATCGGCGCGGTCGGGGGAGGTGATGCCGAGTTGGCGTTGCCGCCGCTGATGATCGGCACCTGCGGGTCGAAGGTGACCCCGGAGCCCTCGACGTGAACAATGACGATCTGGCCGCTGTCCTTGCGCAGGGTGGTAAGGTAGGCCCAATGGGTATAGCCGGTGGGCATGGCCGGGCCGCCTGGGGGCGGCGAGGTTGAACACAACCCGCCCGAGGTCTGGCCGGCGCCCCAGATGGCATAGAAGTGAATCCCGACATCGGGCAGCGCCGCGGCCTGGTCGCGGCCGTTGAGCCCTTGCACCGTGATATCGATGGTGAACGCCTGGGTGGTGATGAACTGCACCGAGCCGTCGACCGGATTGCGCAACGTGCCTTCGTCGTAGGTGAAGTCGACCTTGGTGCGGCTCGCCTGCGGGGCGCCTTTCAGGCCATGGATGAAGGAGCCGGTCTGGCTACGAGAGGCCGCCGTAGACAGGAAGCCCACTTCATCGATGTATTGCAGGGTCTGCCCGGGCGCGAGGGTGATCTTGTACAGCTCGACCGTGGTGGTGCCATCGGTATGGCGTACGGTCACATCGTTGCTGGTGACGGCGGTATTACGGATGTGCAGGGTCTTGATCGCGCGGAACACGCCGGCAGCAGGCGAGGCGACGATATCGACGGTGCCGGCGCCCGTGATGGCGGGGGTGTTGGTGCGGCCTGGCCCGATGGCGCCCGAGGCGTTGTCCATCCAGCTGGCGTGGACCTGGATATTGCCGGCGCTGCCGGTGACCACCTGCAGTTTATCGGTCGAGGCAAGAATCAGCATTGGCCCTCCCAGCGCGCCGGGGCGGCCGCAGCATAACGCAATAGCCGCGATTCGCCAGAGCTAGTCGTCAGGCCATCGCCGGATACAAGGGCTGGGACGCCGAGCGATACTTATCGTCATCGATGTGATCGATCTCGTCCTCGTCCGGCAGCGTGATCAGTCCGAGCTTGCGCAGATAGATCAGCGCCTGAGAGATGCAGTCGGCCAGGTCATCATACTGCCCTTTGGGGGCATCCGCGCACTGGCCGATCACCTTGTCGGCCCATTCCTTGAACAGGAAGTCGCCGGCGCCGTTGTCCTCGGCCGGCGCATAGATCAGCCCGCACTCGAACAGGTTCTGCACGGCATAGAGCCGGGCCACCTTGTCGCCTTCCGGGGTAAGCAGCTGCACCCCGAAATCGGCGCGGTCCTCGGTCTTGGGGTTGTGCCCGAGCTTGTCGGAGATAGTGCGGCCGCGGCGGCGCAGCTCCTGCGCCACCGGATAGCCGGATGCCTTGTCCTCGATCAGGACCCGGTCGACTTTGAACTTTTTGCAGGTCTCCTCGATCTTGCGCACGAGCTCGTAGAGCTCCATGCGCTCGGTCCAGGCCCACATCAGGATCACCCGGCGGTTCTCCCAGATGTCCTTGGTGATGCCGAGGATCACCGCGGCCGAGGGATCGTTCTGCTTCTTCTCGGTCTGAGCCGTGTCCAGGCTCAGCACCGTGTAGCTCATAATCGGGAACTTCGGCCACGGAACGCCGAACTTGCCGCATTCTTGCGGGGTGTAAGGCCGCCAATGCTCTCGTTTGATAATGCCTCCGCCACGAGGGCTTGGGCGCTGCTGGTACTGCCCGGCGTAGGCGAAGGATCCTTTCTCGCGCTCGATGTTGGCGACCGCTTCCGGGCTAAACCTTTGAGGCCACGCCAGATCGCCGTCTTCTGTGCGCGGGTCCACCCAGCCCAGTGGATTATAAGGTTCCCGTCCAGACTCAAACTCCATCGGCACCATGAGGTGACAGTAGAGCCAGCCCTGTTCGAGGATGAATCCAGAGATGTCCGCTTGATGGACCCTCTGCATGATGATGATAATCGCCGAATCGTCCAGGTTATTGAGACGATCGGTGATTGTTTCACGGAACCATCGAACAGTATCGGTTCGCACGACATCCGACTCAGACTTGTGAACGTCGTGAGGATCATCGATAACAACTCGGTCGCCACGCTCTCCGGTGCCGATACCTTTGACGGACGAGGCGAACTTGCTGCCCGTCTTGTCGTTGGTGATTTTGATCTCACCTTCTTTTTCGAGATTGAACTTGTCACCCCAGAGCTCCCGGTAGCGGTCCGACATCACCAGCTTGCGGAACTTGGTATTGTCACGCTCGGTCAAGCCCGAGGAGTAGGAGAAGCTGACGTATCTCAGGTGAGGCATCCCCATCGCCCCCCATTCCCAGGCGGGCCAGAACACGTTCACCATCAGCGATTTCATCGAGCCCGGCGGGACGTTGATCAGCAGCCGGGTGATCTTGCCGAAGGTCACCGCCTCCAGGTGCAGGCAGATCGCCTCCAGGAGCCAGCCCTCGACCAGCTTGGTCTCCGGCTCCAGGACCGACCAGAAGTACCGGACAAACGCTACCAACCCCCCCGCACATGCCTGGGCCTTTCGTTCCTTGCGCAGCCCGATCTCGGTGCGCAGCGCCTTTAGGGTTGCCTCGGCGGCCGCCGGGTCGACCTCGGTGACGGCACCCGGGGGATCGAGAGGGGGGAGTGGCTCGATTCGTTTCTTCACACCCCTCTTTTACGTCGGGATGGTGCCGAGGTCACCGGGCGCCGGATGATCAGGGGGGTATTCCCGCGCGGCGATGATGCCTTCGTCGGGCTCATGCTCACGCGGCGAGCCGTCGGGGTGGCGGGTGATCGCGACATTGGCCCACATCGCGACGGTACGCAGCGTGCGCAGGATGTAGGTCTTGTCGGGGCCATCGGGCAGCTCGCGCTCCAGCGTCTTGGCGTAATCGGCCGCAGCGCTGCGCACGATCACCATGCGGTCCTTCTGATCTTCGGTCGGATTGAGATAGCCGAACGTGGTGTCGTGCAGGCTCATTTGCGCTCCTCCTTGCGTGCGATCTCCAGCAGCTTCATGCGCGCCCAGCTCGATGTGCTGAGCCCGGAGAGTGCCGCGGCCTGATGCAGGACGCGGCGCTCCTCGTCACTCACCCGAATCATGAACGCGCCCGGGCGGCGGACCCGCCGGGGCGGACCGGCGCGCACCGGCCTTTGAGTTATGCCCATGTTTCGATCATACACACGTTTGCAATACAGATCAATACGTGATACGGGAACTTTATGAAGCGGGGGGAGAGCATGTCGACGGAAGAGTTGTGCGATTGGCACGGGCTCCCGCAAGCGGCCGAGGAGATCGCCAGGCTCAAGCGCGAGCTGGAGATATCCCGCGCCGGCAACGTCAAGCTGATCAACGCGCTCGATCGGTCCTGTCAACTGATCGAGGCGTACTTGGCGTGGTTACCGGAGGGGCAGGTGATGAGCCCCGGGCTCGCCACCGCGAAGGAGGCCTGGAGCCAGGCGATGACAGAGCTACGGAAGTGAGCCACGCAAACTGAGAGCGCCACATAGAGAGAGCGAGCCGTCACCGATGAGAGCGCCATTCCCATTCGAGCGAGCCGGGTTATGTGAGAGCACCACGTAGAACGAGCGAGCCAGACCTGCTGAGGGCACCATACGGATAGGAGCGAGCCACAGACACCGGAGTGCACCACTAGCGCAGAGCGAGCCAGCGCATCTGAGAGCACCAGAAACATTGAGCGAGCCACGTAGTAGGAGAGCGCCAAATGGTTGGAGCGAGTCAGTACGAAAGAGTGCGCCAAATAAGACGAGCGAGCCACAACACTAGAGAGCACCACCAGATAGGAGCGTCCCATGGACGAACAGGTACACGTAGCCAGACTATCGACCGATCTGAGGATCGCCGCCGCCACGCTGTCGGACGAGGAAGCGCGCTTCCTGGTCGACGCCTATTACATCATCCAGGAGGACCGCAAGCGCTCGAACAATCAGGTGCGCGCGCTCGACAAGAGCGAGGAGCCGCACCTGTTGCTGACTTGGTTTGCCGAGCAGAACGAGGTGCTGGAGAGCCAGCTCAAGACCGCGCTCGGGCGCTACGCCCAGAGCAAGGAGGTCGGCAAGTGGATGCTGGGCATCTACGGCATCGGGCCGGTGATCTCGGCCGGGCTCATTGCGCACATCGATATCAAGAAGTGTCCGACCGTCGGCCACATCTGGCGGTTCGCCGGGCTCGACCCCTCGGTGACCTGGGGCAAGGGCGAGAAGCGCCCGTGGAATGCCTCGCTCAAGACCCTGACCTGGAAGATCGGTCAGAGCTTCATGAAGTTCTCCAACGCCGAGGATTGCTATTACGGGAGGCTCTACCGCGAGCGCAAGGCGTTCGAGGTTGCCCGCAACGACAGCGGCGGGAACGCCGCGCGCGCCGCCGAGCTGCTGCCCAAGTTCAACAAGTCGACCGAGGCGTACAAGCACTTGCTTACGGGCAAGTTGCCGCCGGCACAGATCGACGGGCGGGCGCGGCGCTGGGTGGTCAAGCTGTTCCTGTCACATCTGCACAGCGTGTGGTGGGAGATCGACACCGGCGAGAAGCCGCCCAAGCCGTACATCCTCACGAAGGAGGGTGGCCACGCGCACGAGATCAAGCCGCCAAACTGGAAATAGCCAGCGCCAAAGAGAGCACCACTGCACCGGAGCGAGCCATCGAGAATGAGCGCACCATCTCCACCGAGCGAGCCAGGGTCCGAGAGAGTGCCGCGTAACAAGAGCGAGCCACGTAGTAGGAGAGCGCCATTTACCGAGAGCGAGTCACAACTCAGGAGAGCGCCATGAAAGACGAGCGAGCCACCTCCGGTGGAGAGCACCAAGGGCGCCGAGCGAGTCATCCGCTGGGAGAGCGCCAAACTGCCCGAGCGAGCCAGCTGTAGCGAGGGTACCGAAAGGCTGGAGCGAGCCACTGACCCGGAGTGCGCCATCTCGAAGGAGCGAGCCATAACTGAAGAGAGCGCCATTTCGAGGGGAGCGAGCCACTGTCCGAGAGAGCACCATTCGCTGCGAGCGAGCCACCCAAATAGAGAGCGCCAGGCGAAGAGAGCGAGCCATGCCATGCGAGAGCACCACTAAAGCCGAGCGAGCCAAGGATTCAGAGAGCGCCATTAGACATGAGCGAGCCAGAGAGCGCCATCAGACGCGAGCGAGCCAGCATCAGAAGAGCGCGCCATTTTGAGGAAGCGAGCCAGGCTCAGAGAGAGCGCCAAACCAACGGAGCGAGCCAACCCAATTGAGGGCACCACTATCGGGGAGCGAGCCAGATGCGGAGAGGGCACCAGACAAAATGAGCGATACCGAAGTTAGCGAGGACGTCGCCGACCTGATCGACCAGTGCCGGCGCAACGATAACGCGCTGCGGCTGGCTTGCCAGAATCTGGCCGAGCTCGGCTCCCAGCGCGCCAGGCTGATGGCGGCGCTAGTCAGCGCGCATGTCCTGCTCGATCACCTGTTGACCGAGATGCGGACTGCCGACATCACCCCCTCGGCCGGCGTGATCGTGCACAAGGCCGAGTTCGATCGCGCCATGCGGGAGCTGCTGGGCCGGTCATGAGCAGCTGGTCGATTTACCAGTGGATCGTGTTCTGGGTCGCGCTATTCGCGCTCGGCTATGTCGCTATAGAGCTGTGGCGGCGGCGATGACCCGGTATCTCACGCCCACCGCGTTGAAAGAGCTATGCGACCAGAAGACCGGCGCGTTCATGTGCACCATCCGGTTCTTCCAGCGCGAGATCATCGCCGGGCGGCCGAACCTGGTGATGTACATCGAGGAGGATCCGCGCGGCATCGTCCTCACCCGCCGGCTATACGATGATCTGCGCGCCGCCTTCGGCGAGGCGCCGCCGGAGATTGCCGAGTTCTTTGCCACCGAGGGGCTGCAGTGAAGGTCGGAGGGGAAATGAGCGACTGGAAGGCGGCAGCGCAACAGTTAGAGGTCGAGGTGCTTGGAGAGGCGAGACATGAGCGCAAGCTGCTGCTGTTGCCATAATGCCCATGACTGCAAGAACGCTGAGATCGGGCGGCTGCGAGTACGCGCCGAGGACATCATTAGCGTCTGTATGGACCCCCTGCTGGATGACGATGAGAAGGTAGATCAGGCGCTGGCCCATGCCCGCCGCGCCCTGGAGGGGAAATGAGCGAAGGCAAGGGGGATTTGCTCCGCTTCTACTTGGTCCGCGTCGCCAATCTAACGACGATGTCGCTCCTCGCAAAGAGCAAGCAGGATGCAGTCGAAGAAGTCTTGCGCACCCCGAGTGTTCAAAAAATACTTGAGAGGCTATGCGTCGTCAGTCTCGGTGAGAAGGCATGACGAAGATGTTCATTGACCCAAGCCGGCCAGGGATCATCCGCTGGAACGATGACCCAACGGCCGGCATTCTCGCCGGGGTTCGAGCAGCCGAGATCGTGCAGGCCGTGAATGATGCCGCCGGGCTGCGCGCCGAGATCGAGCGGCTGACGGGCTATCTGCGCCTCGCCTATCCTTACGTGAACGATGCTGGTGGGGATTTTGCGCCTGCGCTGGCAGAGGAAATCCGCCGCGCCCTGGAGGAGAAGGGATGAGCGATATTGTTGAGCGGTTGCGAGCCTGCCCCGGCGTAGCATATGCGGCTGACCCGGAGTGCAATTGCGCAGAGGCCGCCGCCGAGATCGAGCGGCTGCGCAACTCGCTGCCGATGCAGACCATTGCGGATCAGCAGACCAAGATCACCGAAGCCGCCGCCTTCCTCGATGGGCTGGCGGGCCGGTTGGATGATCTAGACGTTTATGAACCGGCGGGCGCGGGAACGAAAAGCGCGCCGCCGACTGCCGCGCGATGGCGGCGAAGCTGCGGGGGGAGCGATGGCCATGAGCGAGGAGCTATTCATCTGGACGGTGTACGATCACCCGCGCGACTTTCCCAACAGCTACGTGGCGCGCAAGTTCAGCACACGCCCCGCCGGGACCAACACCGACCAATGACATCATCGCCTCGCCCAACTTGATGGCGCTGCGCGAGATGCTGGCGATCAAAGGCCTGACCCCACTCACCCGCTCGGACGAGGATGATCCGAAGATCGTGGAGGTGTGGTTATGAGACACCGGTGCCGCGGCACATCCGCCGGCGGCTCGCGCTCGCACATGAACATCGTAACCACAATCTCCCCCGCCCGCCGCGCCGCCTGCACCGCCGGACAGTCCACCCGATGCAACATCGGCCCCGCCCCAGCCGGGTCGGACGTCAACGCATAGTCAGGACGATCGCCCATACGCCCTCCACCGCCCCCACGCGCGCATGGTAAGCACCAGCTCACCCCGCGTCAGCGGAACGTGCCGGCGCTCGTGGTAGAACGAATAGATCCGCCGCCGCGCTCTCAGCGCGCGCGCGGGCCGTGCGAACCGCCCGGCGAACCGTGCCCGGTAGCCGCAGCCTGCGCCGCAGCAGGCTGCTGCGCCGAAGCCGCACGCTCCGCCTTCCCCGCCTTCGCCTCCGCCTCCTTCTTCTCCTTGTCAGCCGCGAGCTCCTCCTCCTCCTTCTTGGCCTGATCCCGCGCCGCCTGCGCGTCCTTCTCGTTCTGCTCGCGAACCTCCTTCGCGCTCTCCTCGTCCGCCTTCAACTTCGCCTTGGTCCGCTCCTCAATCTCCTCCGGCGTCAGATTGCGCTGCTCATGCAACGTCTCACCACCACCCTCAACCCCACCACCACCACTCTTCGCCGCCATCGCCGCCTCCATCTCCATCAGCTACGTTTCACGTGAAACATCGCAACCTCAGCCCTCCCCCAACGCCTGCCCGCTCGGCCAAGACGTCGGGCTCGCCGGCATGTTCACCCGAACAGGCGTACACCAGTTCACCGCACCAGGCGCAGGCCGCGTCCCATAATAAAATGGTACCCCCAACGACGGCGCCGTGTTCCCCGTCGGCAATAACGCCACCAAATCAAACACCCCACCAACCCCACCACTCCCCTGCGGCGTCGATACCCCAACCACAATCGCCGCAACCGGATACGCCGTCGGCGGCGAATTCGAGAATAACCACACCGTCGACCCCACAATCGGCCTCAATGCACTCCTGCCCATGCCTAGCCTCCCTTATCCGGACTGTTAGAATCACCCGGGAGCTTAGCATCGCCAGGAAGGAAGTCACCCAGGAACCAATCCAGCAGCACCTGCTCGGCGTGGCGCGCAGCCTCGTGGCCATTGCCGCCGCCCTCATACACCCGGCGGCCGATCTCCCTGGCCATCACCTCGCAGTGCCCGCGAATGCCCTCCGCCACCTGCGCAGTCGAGGCCATCACAACACCGCCCCCGTCCACCCACCCTTGGCCCGCGCAATCGCCCCGGTCACAATCTCAACCATCGCCTCCGCCAGCCCAACCGTCAGCACCACATCACCAGCACACCCCTCGTCCCGGTCGATGGAACCAAGCCGCCAGCCAACCAAGGTCATCCCAATGAACAACCGACTGTCACCATCCCGCCGCGCAACCCCAGCCTTGACCTCAGTCACAATCAACGGATCGTGCACCCGCTCGCGCTCAACCACCACCTGATGCTCAATGCGCCCGTCCACCGGAAAACCTCCCATGAAACTCGACCAACGCCAACGCTACTCGCTCCTCAAAATGATCGAAGACGCCCGCCGAACTACCCGCGAACCAACCGTCATCACCCTCTGCGACCTCCTCGACCAAACCATCCCAACCTTCAACCCAGACTACCGCACCCGCCAGAATATCCCCGTGGCTACCGTAATCCCCGAAACCACCATGCACCGGATCGCCGCCGCCCACGCCGCCCTCCGCCACGAAGAAAAAACCATCGCCCTCACCCAACGCCTCCTCCAACTGTCCCCCGAAAGTGTCCCAAATAATCGCGCCCCAAATGTCCCAAATAATCCACCCGGTGTCCCAAATAATATTTCTGGGGACACCCCTGTCCCAATAAAGGCCACCCACCCTAGAGGTCGACCCCCCTCCAAAACCCAGCAAACCCCCGCAGAACGTAAAGCCATATACCGCGCTCGGAAGAAAGCCGAGCTAGAACAAGTGCTTAGGGGCCGGAACGAAAAAAAGTGAGAGATACGGAGATGGGGCCAGGAGATTGCCTCTCATTTCGCGCCGGGGGGTGGGGGTGGCCTCGGCGGTGCCCTGGTGTGGGGCAGGCTCAGGTCATAGCCTCATTCGCATAAGGTCCATTATGGAACATCAGCGCCGGTATCATCGTCCGCTGGCGCGGCTAACCCCTCGATAACACGGGCCTTTTCCCCCGCATCGCGCCTAGCCAGCATCCCCTCAATCGCTTCAATGGTTCGCTCTATCTGCTCGTCAGACATCGCCTTTACGCTGCCCGAGTGGGT